AGAATTATTACCAACTCCCATGTCAATTGCAATGGAAGCTGCATCTGTAAGAGAGGTTACAGTCATAACACCTTTACCTTGAAAGGTAGCGGCGCTGGTAAATGTTTTTGCTCCTGTAAGAGTGCTATCTGCAGAGGCTTGCACATATCTAATATCTGAAGAAGATGCAGGAACAAGATTACCAGCTGCTATTCCTGTGGCACAGGTTCCAAAGTTTAGATTAGCAGCAGTGCCTAGTCCTAGACCTACTGCATTAGGTTGATGAACAGACACGCTATCACAAATAACCCATCCAAGATAGTCATCGGGGAGTGTAACCCCGGTTCCCGCCAGTGTTTTAATTGTAACAGTTTGAGAAGCAGCAGGTGCTGTTTTATTTCTGACAAAATAGCCTTTAGATTTTGCAGGTAATACCACATTAACACTGGATGTCAAAGTCCCTGTTAGTTCAAGAAAAGCACTCCGTGCTTGATCACTGGTTCCATCTTCATTTGTTAAAGTCACACTCTCATTTGTAAGAGCAATCGTAGTATAAGCAGCAATGGCATCATCAATCAGAGCAATAACATTGTTATTAAGAACTGTTCCCCAAGAATTAGGATTAGACCCGTCTTCTTGTTGTTCTAAGCGTATATTAGTTGTAAATGTAGAAGCCATATTTTTATTTCCTTACACAGTGAACATTTTTTGTATCATGGTAGATGCCGCTGCTCCTAGTCCAGAGGCAATAACAAATACACCTAGAAGAACTCCTTTGCCTTTGTCCAACTGACTTTCCAGTTGATCTAGTCTAACAGTTAATCTGTCAACTTCTTTACTAAGTTGATCAACTGCTTGGATCATCTTTCCAATCTCTACGTCAGTGAGGTCTGGCATTGATCAGGTCCTATATATTTACTTCTTTTTTTGTTCCCGGCACCCCTCTGACAAGAATGTAACCTACAAACATTTCATTGGCAGGAGATTTTATTTTTAAAATTGTGTTGTCTACTTTCCTGTGGTCTTTGTACCTTCCTATAATCTCTGACACTGTAAACTTCATAGGTGGAAAAATTTTAATACAATCCTGATTAAATTTTTTCTCTACAATTTTACTGGCAAAAGCTTCTTGACTTTTGGCGTCTGCCTGTACTAGGTCCATTATATCCTTTTCTTCTTTACAGACAAAGAATGCCGCTACGTCATCTCCTTTATACCATGTATCTTCAGCACTTACACAGGCAGGAAGAAGTGCCAGACACGCTGCAAGAAATAGTTTTATAAGCATTTAATTATCCACTTTCCTTCTGGGATCAAGAGGCCAATCATCAAACTCTGGACTTTTCCCTGCCTCTGTGGGTATAGTCAGGGCTTCTAAACCAGCAACGTCTCCTTTGCTATCTATGGCGGTTTCTAAAGCTTTAGCTTTGACTCTGAGATCATCTCTCCACTTGGCAAGGTCTGCTGGTTTTGGAGTGCCATTGTCCTGCTCTCTGATTACAATCCAATCAGTTTGCTTTAGACAATCCCTAAGAATATTATTTACATGGTCTTTCATTGTAGTTTTAATTTTATCTATATTTCTAGCCTTTTTTGTTCTAGTAACTACAACCTTATCTTCTTGAACTGCAGGAGCAGACTCGGAAGAAGAATGAAACATATTATTTGATACTGATCCACTATACTCAAATGGAACAATCCCTATTGCTTTGCGTTCTTCATTGGTCCAGGCCCGTGTAAAGATTGAACTAGGATATTGAATATTATTAATTGTCATAGGTTTTGGATGAGATATAATCTCTACCAATTGATTACCCACAATTCTTGCCCACATAATCTTTGTTCCTTTCTTGGATTATCTACCATATATAGGAGGTAGTGTTCCATTACCACCTATATCTGCCATTGCTATATAAATAATAGTATCTCCATCTCCATTAGGAGCACTATCGCCGGTATAAGGAAGAAACGCACCACTTAAAAGATCAATATCATAATCACTTCCACTTGCTGATCCTCTTGCAGCTTCTGCAATATTTAAATTAGGAAAAAGAAATAGTTCAGCTGGGTTAATAGGAGAGATAGCAGTATCAACGATTATCCAATCTCTAGCTGTAGAAGCATTTTTGATCATTACGAATCTGGGCCGAAAGTCGAGAGCCACATAAGGAGGACGAGTACTGCTCCCGTTTCCTAGGTAACTGCCAACCTTACAGACGCCTTCCACCGATCTAAAACAATACGCAATATAATTTTCAGAGCTTGCATTTACTGCGTGGTTTGTCCCAATACTAAACACTGATGCTGTGGGAACCGCGTCGTTCCACATTGTGGCGTCATCAGAAAATGCAGCAGCAGTATCCAAGACTAAAAAATCTGTTTCAGCATCTGAATTTATACCTGAATGATACACTGCCCAAGAATCTCCTTGAGACCGATTTTTAACTATAATAGCTTCAGGAGCCGCTCCTAGCCCGTGTCCTGTAGTTGTAGCAGACCCTGTTCCTGTGTAAGAAACTATTGAAAAGTGTTGTGGTGAGGCAACCAAAGAAGTACTTGCCAGACTACCTGCTGGTGAAGTTGTTGAACCACTTCCCCCAGTCTCTCCTACTAGCCATTGCCAAAGAACATAGGATTCATTAACAGTGTTTACCTCTACATCATCACCAACCTGCACACCTCTCTGTAAAAATTTTTGCACAGTATTGGCATTAGATTGTTCATCTGCTCCATCATTTGAATGAAGATCATTACCAATACCTCTGATTCTATCAAAGAGCATATGATTATCAGTAGTTTCTCTATTTTTTATCCACGCAAATGCTGTAATTTTAGAAGCAGTATCCGATAAGTTATCGGCATTTAGAGCTTTGTACCCTGTCGGGGGAGAGTGTACAAAAAATCCATCGGCAGCAGCATCAAAAGTAGTTGAACTACCGGAAAAAGTGTTAGAAAATTGACCAAAATTTAATTCGTATGTTTCAGCAGAACTTCCACCCCGACCAATAATAAATCTCCGTTGCTTTCCCGCTATAAAAGGAGTTCCTCCAACAGTTGTTGCATTTGCAAACGTACTTCGTGAGGCTCCAGCCCTATAATAAGTATTATTATTTCCAATAAAAAATGTTCCAGCATCTGCATCATAAGCAAACTGCAAAACATCTCCATTAGAAACCATATTGTTATTCCCCGGTGTATTACACCAAGTTGTTCCAGTATCAATATCATATACGTCAGACGTACCACTATGTGTATCAAAAAGAACTTGAGTAGTATAGCCACCCTGTGGATTAGTTGACACTAATTCGTCTTCAGCTTCAATTAATCCTAAAAACGAACCACCACCACTGGCATAAGCAACAACATCCATCTCCCAATACCATTTTCCAGATGCTGGAATTACAAAGGTTGTAAATGTTGTGCTTTGATCTGTAGCAGTGACTATTTTTAGATTACCATTACTTAGTGTTCCAACATTATTACGAAGTGGATCAAATGTTGGAAAGTTTTTATTGGGTGTATCAGAAAACTGATCATTATCCCCCCAAGCAGTAGTGTCTGTCTCTTGTGAAAAGTTATACCCAGTACCTGCACTGTTAGTTCCCGCACCTGATCCAGAAGAAGGGGCTGTGGCAAACTTTAAATAGAAACCTCTGTTTCCATATGCATCTACATTTGTTTTATAATCTTTTGGCACCCATCGGTTAGTGGAAGTATCTACTTGTCCAAAGTCTGTAGGAGCTTTTACCAATCCGTCAATCCCATGAAATTCGGCCAGATAGCAGGGTAAATAATCAGCATTTCCGGATGAATGAGGAGCTAAATCTCCAATAAGATGTTCAGAAGTTCCAAATAAATTAATAGTGCTAGATGCACTATGGTAACTAGTGCTAGTGCTGCTTTGTTCAACATTGTTAACAAATACTTTTATTTTATCAGCACCAGATTCAGTAAGATTAAATTGAATTACACAGTGTAGCCAGATAGCTGCTGAAGATAGAACTGAATTATCTAATCTAAAAAATTCACTGGCACTAACATGAATATAGGTTTCTCCACTCGTCGAATATATTTGAAATGTATTTGCTGCTGAAATTATGGAATGCAAATCAGCCCCGGCAACATCAAAGTAATTTTTAATCCAAAAACTAAGTGTAGCCTTCTCATCATCAGTTTGGGCTGGTGACGCAGTATAGGTGTGCTCTAAATATCTTTGCTCTCCAACATCAAACATCACAGAATTACTTATAGTAAATGGATCATCAAAGGGAATAAACTCACCTACTCGTTGAACATCCCCACTACCGTCATAGAGAGTAGCGTCAAAGTAGTCTATTCCTTGGTCACTCGGTGCAGATAAATCTGCCGTATTTAAGTCTATAAGACTTGTTATTGTAGAATAACTATTACTGAAAGAAGATTGTCCACTATTATATGTGAAAGTTGGTCCGGATGGGTTTGTTTGAGCAACATAAAAATTAAAAGTCTCTCCTGCTGTTCTTCTTACAAAGCTACTTATTAGTGCTGCATTAGTAGTTGTCCCTGCCTGAATTTCAGCTTGTGAGGCACCACCACCTAAAGTACCATTACGAGCAAACCAAACTGCCCCTACATCCAAATTAACAATTACATCTATAATATCACCATTGCTCCAACTTGAAGTGTATCCTGAACCACCAAAATTTCCATCAATAACTAAACTACCATCGGCAAGTAATCCAACTTCTCCTCTACCCGGTATAGTAATAGCAGAAGTATGGTACGTTCCAGCCGTATGACGAGCATCAGTTATTCCAACAAGACCATTAGTTGTTGTATCTATAGTAAATTCTGTTCTAATTATATTACTACCGCTCATTACAAATGGAATGGTGGTTTTAAGCCATTGATTGGAAGAACTTAGACTTACTGTTTTATTACCATTAGATAAACTAAATGATCCAAGGTCAGATGAGGATTGATCACCATTTGCCAGAGTATTAAATATAGAATAATTCTTACTAGGTGTATTAGTACCTTGATTAGTAGAACTCATGCTTGTAGCTGTAAAATCATTATTATTAGTACTACTATCTTCTCCAAGTGCACTAGAGTTTTCATACTTTAAGAGAAAAGAATTACTAGAACCAGCATCTACTAAAGCTAAAATACCAGAAGCGTCTTTGGGAGCATTTTGAACACCGTTAGTTCCATAGGTAAATGTTTCTAGAAAATCAGTTACAGAAAAGTCACCCTGCTGGATGCTTTTACTCCCAATCATAAATGACTGGGCAACGTATCCTTCAAAACCTCCGTTCTCAACAGAGTTACCTACCTCATGTTCATGTTGTGTATTAAAATCATAGACACGATTGAGTGCAGGAAATGTACCTGTAAATGCTTCTTCTATTCCATTAATAAATAATCTTACCCTATTAATAGTAACCACTTGAGTTGTGTCCACAGATAACAGCACATGGTACCATCCGGTATCTCTAAAAATAGTATTAGTATTTAAAATTGCATCACCAACATGGGTTTGAAAATAAAGCTTGTTATCACTATGATGTCTAAAAGAAGTATAACCTCCAGTATCTCCAGCACAGAATATTGCGCCAGTGACGCCAAATTCATTTAATTGAAACCAAGTACCTAGTGTAAATTCTTTACCATCTTGATCACTCATGTCACTAGATGCAATGGTAAGTCCATCAGCATTACCATCTAGCCAGACAGAGTTAGGTATAACAGTTGGATTAAAAGGTGTTACTCCACCTGCTGAAGCACCCGCTGCACCTAGAAGAAGATTATTATTAAACACCATTTATGAATACGCCTTTGTAAGTATTGTCTGAACATCTGTAGATGTATGAACAATATAATCTAACCTGTCAATTGCATCTGCATCTGTTGATAAAGTAGGAGCAGTTCCAGCGGGAAAGTCCCAAGAAGTTCCGTATGCCAGTGTTCTGGACCCTGTTCCATCCTGTACAACAAATATACTACCAACCTGCCCTGCAACGCAATTAGCTGGGTTGTCAAGAGTTCTGTTACCTGCCAGTGTCACGGTAAAGTTTTGTCCTACGTTAAAGTCTATAGAAATATTTGTACCGTCTGTCAGAGCTTGAATATCAGCCACCGCTGATTTTTCTATGTGTATGTCTTTACCAAGAAGATCATTTGTTCCCACTGCCAGCGCACTGACATATACATCTGTTCCACTGAGGATTCCTGTCAGTGTACCTCCTGCCAGTGGTAGTCTGGTTCCAATACTAGTTGCTAAATCCGTAGAAGTCTGAGCTATTCTAGTGTTGGTAGTTCCTATACTAGCTGCTAAATCCGTAGAAGTTTGTGCTATTCTAGTGTTAGTAGTTCCAATACTAGCGGCTAAATCTGTTGAAGTTTGTGCTATTCTGGTATTGGTGGTTCCAATGCTAGTTGCTAAATCTGTTGAAGTCTGAGCTATTCTAGTATTAGTGGTTCCTATACTAGTTGCCATGGCAGCAGAAACATTGGAAATGCTAGTGGCCAGAGCAGCAGAGGTAGATGCTAGAACAGTTCCCACTGAAGTTATTCGGGAAGATACAGAAGCAACTGACTCACCACTGGGTATTGCAGAACCACCTATAAATATATTGGTAGCTGCAAAAACATTATTAGCAGATACATCTCCAGAAAACTCTGCTGCTGCTCCTGATACCTTGGTAAGAAAACTACCAGTGGAAGCAATTATAGAAGAAATACTAAGATTAGGATTTACTTTAATTTGAGCACTAACAGTGGCAGTAGAAACTGAAGTGCCTCCTTCTAAAAGAAGTACTGTTTCATCTCTTGTAGTAAGAGCAGTGATGCCCCCACTAGCCACAAGATTATTAAGTTGATTAGCCGTAGCAGTGAGCACTGTACCTTCTAAAGCAAATTGCCCAGTGACATTTAATTGAGCAGTACTGATGGCAAAAGGACCAGCAGTTCCTCCACCATCTTGTATCTGCCTTACTGTACCATCTATGCCAGAATTAGAAGTAGCAGCGTTTACCTGTAAGAGGTCCTTAAAGGTATTGGCTATCTTGGCATTGGTTAAATTTGCCATAAAATTGTTCCTTTAGTATTTATTTCTTACGGCTTTTCCTTTTCAAACCGTATACGGGACTTCTCTTTTCTTTCTTACTGCTCTTTTTCTTACGCGCTCCCTGAGCTTCATCACGCCTGTCTTTGTAACTTTGTTTTTTCTTTGAAGCTTTTCCTCTACGCATTCCTAGACTTTCATCTTCTCTATCCTTGTACCCTTGACGTTTGCGTGAAGGAGCTTTCTTCTTCTTTTTTGAGGATGGTTTTTTTTCATCTTTCTTTGCATTAAAGTAGGCTCTGGGCATTTCTTTTCTCCTTTAAATAAAGTTCCACTGGGTAGTTTCTTCTCCCCACGTTGTCGTCACTGCACTCCAACTTTGATTTCTATCAGCGTTAGAAGGAGGTCTTGCGTCCTTGATAGTTTCTTTGTCTCTGTAGAATTTTACCTTATTAAGTGGGTCTGTTACAAGATTATAAATTCCATCGCTTTCGCTCTTGGCAACGATAAAACCTGTTCCTGGTTCTTTGGTTCTCTGATCAAGTCGAAAGCGAAAACCTGATCTATCGCTTATAAAAAATCCTTTTTGCATTTTAGTCTACACCACCTGTAATTGAGGAGTTATAAAGAGGTTCACTCTTTCTTTATCAGAATCTAGGGCATTTTTAAGAAGTGCTTCGTAATTAGCCTGGAGCATAGTTATGCGCTCTGCAGGAATATTAGCTCTTTTAAAACTAAGATAGTAGGCAAGACCTGCTGTTAAACAGGGAAGAAATCTAAAGGGTACATCTGCATTTTCCAAGGCGCTCTTATTGACATCCTTGAGACGTTTCATTCTATAGTTTCTAAAGGTATAAGTATCTGCTGAGTCAGGAGTAGGAAAGAAATGAACAGAGACTGTTTCTCTTCCCTTCAGAGTGGCAAACTGTGTGGGTCTTCCACTGGTGGCTTTGTTTGTTATTCCTTCGTATTCTTCGTAGCCTATGCGAGTCATCTGAAAATCATTAGAATTAGAAGAGAGGCGAATATACCCAGAGAGAACATCTATGGTATCTGCATCTAGAGTATAAGCAGCAGTCCCAGAAGTTAGCGTGGTGGTGGCTAGGTCTGTTCCCCAGAGAAGAACTCCACGATTTTGCCAGTCAGTGAGAAGAAGGTTAAGAGACCTTCTGGCAGTGATTGCATCGTTGGCCAGTTCAGGTTCACCACCTATCATGGCATATGCTTCTTCTATTACTTCGTCTATAAAGAAGGTACTGTCAAAATCTGATGAAGTTGCAACTGCCATATCAGTTCCCTACCTGTTTCTCATCCACGCTGGTTTAACAGGACCACCCACGGCATATTTGATTGGTTTATTAATTTTTCCACCACCTTTCATACCTTTCTCACGGGTTTTTGAAAGTTTCTCTGCTTTATCAATTTGCACAGAAGAAGCATTTTTTAAAATTTTATTCATTGCTGCTTTTTCTTTAGGATTAGTAGTTTTATCATGATAAACCGCCATCGCATCATTAACATCCGCTTGAGTAGGTTTATTTTTATTCGTCATTATTCATCTTCCTCTATCTTGGCCCTGTCACCTTTGAGTAAAGGTCTGGAGCGTTTACTGATAAGCGTGTCTAACTTTGAGTCCATTCTCTGGATCATAATCTCTAGCCTGGTGGTCTTATCTATTAAATCTACAATGATACTATCCTGCTTCTTGAGGCTGGCAATTACATCCTTAAGTAAAAAATGCAGGAGCTTCCACGCTGCAACTCCTGCTCCAACGCAACCTACAATTGCTAACCCATAATCTGAAATAGCTTGCATCAAATTTACGTCCATAGGTGTTGTGCTCACTCCTCGCTAGAAACATTCCTACAATCGCATGTCTCGGTATTACAGGGTTCTGTACAAGAACAATCCTCGCAACCAGTGCAAGAACAATTAGGATTACTACAATTTTTTACCATGTTCTCTTCCCTCCTAACATATAAATTTCATACTCATTTGTTCTATATGAAAGATATAATGACTGGCTAACCATGAGTTTATCCAATCAACTACCCACAACGTCAGGACCCTTTCTTGCTGCACCGTAGCCTTGACCAGTTGGTTTACCATTGATCTCTGCTAATCTTTTTGTAGCAGTGGGCGGGTTCTTATCAGGAAGTGGATAAAACTTCTCCGATACTTTTTTCTTTGCTTTCTTTGCCATTTTTAATCACTCCCTTTGACAAGTGTATTGGGACCACCAGCAGGACTGAAGTTAGTCTGCATATCATCCTGTCTGCTTCTTCTGGCCCTGTTCCTGAGTCTGTCTATCTCTGTACTGTATTCTTGAGACCACTGAGGAACAGTGTTAAAACTTTTCATAAACATGGATGCTTCTATCATTGAAGCATAGAACAGTGCATTCTCACAGTGAGTGGTAAAATAGTTGGTAGGACTTGCAGATGTAATAGTTGTAATCTGTGCAATAAATCCTATCTCTCCGTCTAGATCAACAGCAGAAGGTGTGGGTGCTACTCTGATTTCTGTGTTAGTTTTAAAACCGTAGTATACAGGAGTACCAGTGGAAGCTGAGACAGGCCAGTAGTCTATCAGGTACTCGTAAGGCCTGTGCTTCAACTGTGTTCTAGACCCTCCTATTTCAACAGAGAAAGTTTTGATGATCTCTCCACCAGAAGGAACGGATACCTTTGCTGTATTATTGGATACTGCCACACTAGAATAAGTAACAAGTCCCTGATCATCCAGATCATTCATCATTCTGTCCTGCGCTCTCTGAATCATATCAGGGAGTGCGCCAATAAATTCTGAACCATCATTCTCAGATGTTGCTATGATTGAGCTAACAAGTGTTACAAAGTCCATATGGATTAGCCATAGTAAACATAAATTTTACCAGCATTACTGGCACCAGCAACAGATACGTTACCTTTACATCTTACCCCGTCATCTCCTATGTATACTGAATCTCCTGTGTTAGCCGCTAAGACAGGTTGCTTAATCACAGGACCATTCTCATCTCCAATTACAATTTCAGAAGCAGCAGTGACAGCATAGGTATAAACTCTAATTCTGGTATCTGCCAGAGTTACACTGGCAACGGTATCTACCAGAAGACCATTACCTCCTGCTCCACCTTCTACCTGTGCAATTTTAAGTGTGGTTGTCATTTATTCTTCTCCTAAAAGAAAGGGGAGAACCATCTTCTGATCCTCCCCTATTATAGATCAAAGCCGTGTGCTTTCCAAGATTACAAAAACCTATTTATTGTAACCTTATGGTTTTTCCTGTGCAGCAGCTATATAGTCAATAACCGCTGTTTGTGCTGCAGCTTCACCTGTAAGAACAGCAAAAATAGGAGACATGGCTTCATCAGTATTTAAGTTAGTTCCAGAAACTACACTGAGTGTAGCAACATGAACTTCGTCAGAGAAGACTTTAATTTTACTATCACCGTCATAGTGCCAACCAAGACGCATCATGGTTGAGTCTGTGACAGAGGCAACTGCCGTGACAGAGGCAGAAACAATGGACCCTGACATATTAGTTTCAGAGACCAAACGAATTGCCGTGCTACCGTCGTCACATTTGAAAGAAATAGAATCTGTCCAGCCAGCAAAAGGAGTAGTATCTTTGATACCTACACCTACAAGAAAGTCTGTCTGTGTAGCATCATCTACTTGAAGCCTGGATTCAAACCAAGATTCTTTACCAGTGGTGATCTGGATAATC